ACTGCAGCTGCGAGTATCGTTACCGCTATTATCCGAGGCATTGCCAATAACGCGACCAAGATTGTAACTGCGGGAGCAAATGCGATCGCCAAATTTATAAAAGGTATTGCCGATGCTGGTGAAAAGCTAATCACAGCTGGTACGAACGCTGCGGCTAAGCTTATCAACGGTATTGTCACTGGAATTCTCAAGCTGATTGATGTCGGTGCTCGAGCTATTATTCGATTCTTGAATGGTGTAGCGGATGCCATTGAAGATTACGAACCGGAGATAATCAAAGCCGGATTGAGAATCGGTAAGGCTATTGTCACAGGTATGATTCGTGGCTTGGCACAAGCAGCTCCAGAATTGCTGCGATCTGCTGGAAAACTGGTAGATGATCTGAAAAACAAGGCGCTCAAGAAACTCAAGCTTCGATCTCCCTCAAAGGTATTCGAGGAAATCGGTCAAAACATCGTTCTAGGGTTGGCTGTTGGTATATCTGATACCAGAGGTGCGGTTGCTGCTACCGAAACAATGGCTAACAGCGTTATCGATACGACCAATGAGATATTTCAGACAGCTTCTCCGTCGAAGGTCATGGAGAAAATCGGTAAGTTTGTCGGTCAGGGATTCGCTCAGGGCTTGCGAGGATCTCAGACAGATATTAGAAATGCTTTTGCTGAGATGAACCAATTGGTAGTTGATGCCCAGCAAACCGCTAGAGAAGGTATCGCCAAAGAACAAGCTTCGATAAAGGAAGCAATAGCCTCTAAGAGCAAGGCTGATAACAAGACAATTGGAGAGTCTCGAAAAGCTATCGATCAATATGAAACTTCGCTCAGGAGACTGTCGACTACAAAGAAACTTCTGAACAAAGATTTCGACGAGCAACATGCCAAATTGTCGAAATTGGCTAAGCAATATGCCATCACTGCCGATAAATTGAAGAAGGCTCGAGATGCTCTTGTTGAAGCTAAACGAGTACGAGATGAAGCTCGAGAAGGATTTGCAGAGCAATACAAAGAGCTTCCTGAGATCGTACGGGCGACCGAAGAAGGTAAGGCGCTTACCGGAGCCGAACAGGTAGCCGCGTTTACCGCTGCTCTAGAAAAGCAAGTAGCCGCCGTTGCTGCATATCGGAAAACTCTCGGTCAGCTCAGAGAGCTCGGGCTCGACGAGGATATTTACAAACGACTTCTTTCAGAAGGAACTATCAACCAAGACTTTGCGAGTGCTTTGCTTGCCGGTGGTGAAACTGCGGTTAAGGGTGTTAATAAACTTGAAGGCGCGCTCGAGACTGAAGCTACGACATTGGCGAATAATGCGGCTTCGTCTCTCTATGACGCCGGAGTCAAAGCTGCTCAGGGTCTTGTCGATGGTCTAGAAGCCGATTTGGCGAACATCGAGAAGTCGATGAACAAGATCGCCAAGATAATGGTAAGAGCGATCAAGAGGGCTTTGAAGATCAAGTCGCCGTCTGAGGTATTTGCGGAGGTGGGTAAGTTCGTAGCGGAAGGTATGGCAAATGGACTTACCGATTCTTCCAAGATTGTGACGGATGCTATCTACAAGGTTTCCGATAATGCTGTAAATGCAATGCGTGACAGTTTGAGTAATCTTCCCTTCGACGATCTGGTAGATACACGACCGGTAATTACGCCCGTACTTGATCTAAGTCTTGTTCGGACGGATGCTCAACGAATGGCAGAGATGGTTTCATCAGTTGGCACGGCCTCTTTTGGAAGAGCCGCGATTATATCTCTTGAGCAGCAGTCTGCAGCTCAGGAAGCAGAAGCTACAGCCGTTGGAGGAACAGCTATTAAGTTTGAGCAGAACAATTACTCACCGGAGTCTTTGTCTCCTATCGAGATCTACAGGCAGACTCGAAATCAACTGTCCATGCTCAGATCCGCAATCGCTACCACCTAAGGGGGTCTGAATAGCCGTGTTAACTGAACTTAAGGCATACAGCTCATGGCAATCAGTCCCTACGTTGCTTTTGGACGATACCGGTAGAGCTGAAACGGACCTGCTACAAATTCGAAACATCGCTGGATTAGAGCCCGTCAAGGCTTCGGTCAATATGTCCCCATATGGGTCCATTGACGGCGAAGCGTATGTAGGCAGTAACGTATTGAGCCGAAATCTCGTTCTTACGATACATCCGAATCCCGATTGGAGTAATTGGACGTATGAGAGCTTGCGTAGGCTTCTTTACTCATATTTCATGCCGAAGAGGCCTACGCGTCTGGTTTTTTACAGCGATGACATGGTTCCGGTGGAGATTTCCGGGGTTGTCGAGAGTGCTGATATCAATCCATTCAGTAATGATCCAGAATTCATCGTCTCAATTATTTGCCCAGATCCATATTTTATTGCCCTGGAGCCCACAGTTCTCACTGGCCAGTCAGTACGTCCCGGGGGAGCAATAACTGAAATTGACTACAACGGCTCTATCGATACGGGAATCTACGTCAAAGTTACTCATGTCTCGAATCCTACTCCTACTGTTATCAACATTCAAATCGGAGATCCGGATATCAACTATTTCAACGTAGATGCTAGTGTCAATGCCGCGAAGTATTTCGAGATGAGCTCTATTCCAGGCGTAAAATACGTGCAAACGGTCGACCTCAACACCGGAGTCATCACCAATCTTCTTTCCAAGCTCCATATAGCAGAAGGCTCTACTTGGCCGACGATTCTTCAGCCGGGAGTAAACGATTTCTCCATTATCACCGATCAAGGCGTACAAGACTGGGAGCTTAGATATTTTGAGCGATTCGGCGGTCTCTAATGGAGATTTTCACTTTGAATCGCAAATTTCTCAAAGAAGACATAATCGACGATTTTCATTCAGCTATTTGGACTGAGCGATATTACGGCGATAGCGAAGTTGAATTGACTGTACCGGCCACGTCCGAGATGATCAAAAAACTACCTTCGGGTGTATTTCTCGGTCTTGTCGGATCTGACGAAGTAATGATCGCTGAGACACTGGATATCAAAGAAGGAAAACTGACTGTATCGGGAATTTCTCTTTTGCCGTGGCTCAACAATCGTTTTATCCGTACCTCTGATAAACACGAGGATGAATATTGGAACTTGGAGGGCCCATCCGCGGGTTGGGCGTTATGGGCGATTATCTATTACATGTGCGTTGTCGGTAGCCCATATTTGAACGGCACTATCCCCACGGGAATCACTAATCCTGAACAATTGGCAATACCAGGTTTAGGTTTCAAAGCCCATGATACTTCTGGGCCTCCGATCAAAATTGCTGTTCCTTTTGGTCCGGTTTACGATGCGATGAGAGATATTGCTACCGCTTTTGAAATTGGTATGCAAATCACTCTTGATTCGGCTACGGATACCTCATATTCTCTTGGATTTCGAAGTTACAAAGGGCTTGATCGCACAAGTAGTCAAACGCTGAATCAACCGGTCCGATTTTCACCACAGACGCATTCATTCGCCAAGATCCAAGAACTGGAATCTCTCGCTCTGTTCAAAACTCTCATGTACGTATATGTGCCGAATCCACCCAAGGACGATGCTGATCCGCCTAACTCACTGGCAACCGTTCCTGGAAAAGCAAGTTTGGCAGGCCCGCAGTATACCGGATTCGATTTGCGAGCTCAGATGATATTTGCCTCGGACATCACAACGGATCAAATTGAGGGAAGCACGGCAAAGCTGGTTGACCTTTTAAACATGCGAGCCGCTCAAGAATTGCAGAATAGTCAAGTTGTAAGAGCGGTAGACGGGGAGATTGTTCCTTTGCAATTCAAATACGGGGTTCACTACAATCTTGGAGATTTGATCGAGGTACAGGGAAATAGCGGAATAATTAAAAAATCTCGAGTTGTGGAATACATCCGCGCTCAAGACGAGGCTGGAGAACGAGCATATCCTACGGTAGTGATGTTGAGTTAAAATGATAAGTTTTCTGATATACCTCCTTATTTTGAATTTGGGAATACTGATAGGATATGGGGCAAGAGTATGGATGGTACATAGATTTACCGATTATACCGGAACCATTCATGTGAGTAAGAATGAAGAAAAGACCGTATATTCTCTTATACTTGACGAGTATCCAGAGAAGCTTGAATTCAAGAAAGAAGTAGTCTTCAGAGTAGACGCTTCGGACGTAGAGCTCGACTCGTAAATAAAACATCGATTATAATGAGACTCTATGAAAGGAGCGCTATGTTTAGGACGAGAAAACCATCACATCTCGAACTAGAAGTTGACCGCGCTGTTCGTGAGCTGAAAAATCATCCAATCGGCTCGGAAGAATACATGAAGACGTTGGGAGCGATTGTCGATCTGCACAAAATGAAGGAAACTGAAAAGCCAGCATTTGTGAGCAGAGACACGCTCGCCATCATCGGAGCAAATCTTCTGGGCATTGTGATGATCATCAGAGCCGAGCACGCGCATGTCATCTCTAGAAACGCGATGCAGATGGTACTCAGACCAAGAGTATAGAAGTTCCAAGAAGAGCTCAGAGAATATGAGGGGTCGCAAACGCGACCCTTCGTATTTTTTTTCGCAGGAAAAACTCTCCTTATAATGAAATCTATATGAAAGGAGAGCGTATGAACAAGAAGTACGCGATGTTGATTACGCGTCGACATCGTACGCTTGTCGCACTGATTAATGGTGGTGTAGAGCCCGCTGAATCGATGATGACAGGGAAGCATTGGCTTCTCTTCGAAATCGAGGAGGATGGGAAAGATTCCATCAACCATGACATCGTGCCCGAGCGTACGCTGTTCCAGACGCACGACATCGCAGGTAGCTTCCCGATTATCGTGCGACTCAAGAACTAGTTTCAAGAACCTAGGTCCAACGTGGACTTAGGTTTTTTCAATCTGAAAAAAACCCCGCGGGAAATTTTTGGGACAAAGTCGCAGTTATTACATCGCATATAATGAGATACCCATTTAGGAGGCAATGTGATTTCCTGGATTCGTCATTGGATTATGGTGAAGTTTTATTCGCCAGAACGACGTAAGAAGAATTGGAGTAAACATTTGGACAACCTAAACGATATCATCAACGAAAAGAGAAGCTCCTAACAAGGGCTTTTCTTTTTTCTCGCAGAAAAAACACACCCTATAATGAAACCTAACTGAAAGGATTATTATGGAGAACGAAGACTATTTCACTCCTCTAGCCGGTCAGATTATCGGTGGAGTAATCACTATCGCGGTGGTCTATGCGAGCGCAAAGATCGTCGAGAAGACATTGCTCAAGCGATACATCGAACGGACTCGGAGGAAGATGGAAGAGCTCGACGTGAAAGAAAGTCCAGCTCAGTAAGGATCAAAAAGGAGAGTCCACAACAAGGATTCTCTTTTTTTTCGCAGGAAAAACATACAGTATAATGAAACCAAACTAAGGAGGAATTATGTTCAAGAAAGACAGAATTCATCTGCAGGATGTTTATACACTGAGAGATCAGATGTTGGAGCAGATTGACGACCACGAAAAGGAACTCGATTCAATGCTGGAGAAAAATGATAATCCAGTTACGATCGAGTACTTGAAGGGTCTCAAGCGCGCCAGCGTGATCTCCAGACACGAGCTTCGGCAGACGTTTCTCAAGATTGAAATGCTCCCCCAGAGCTAGTTTCAGAAACTAGAGTCCTAACAAGGGCTTTAGTTTTTTCTCGCAAAAAAAACAGTTATTACAATGAGAGGGTAAGGCCTGTGCGACGACCGTGCGGCAGTCGTAACGCACGTCTTTACTCTCTTTTTTTCGCAAAAAAAACACGTAATATAATGAGATAAACTACGGAAAGGATTTTCATGCTTGGATGGCGAAAATTCAGAACGCATGTTTGGCGCTGGCGTGGAACGTACACTGCCGCTATTCTAATAGTGGTCGCGTACAACTACGGCCAGAACCATCGTGCTTCTGCATAACGCCCTTGTGTGGGGTCCCTAACGGGAAAAGCTAAGGTCCATCATGGACTTTGGCTTTTTGTTTTTTCTTTGCTGGGTTATTAAGC